CAAGGAAATTGACAATCTTGTTACATTAATAACCAGTAATGCGGCCTTTGCTGGATCAGTAACTACCGCACAAAAAGCACAATTAAAAACAGAACTAGTGTCAATTTTTGATTTAATAATTGCGATATTTGAAAATATTGAAGACAATGTCGACTTGTACAATTACAGCAAATCGCCAATAAGCAGTTTAGCAAATGCAAACAGTATTAAAAAATTAGTAATAATTCCAAACGATGCCACTTTGGCCTTGGGCGGCCAATCATATGCAACCAGAAGTTATAACCTTGTTAATAAAACAGGAACTGGTGTTGGCGGCTCAATAACTGTTACGGCAGTACAAGATGTAACACTTCCATCGCTTGCACGATCACAAAATGGTGTAATCACCGGCTTTACAGTTACAACACCGGGCCAAGGATACACACAAGGTACAACAATATCTGTGACAAGACGAAACCCATCCAGGGCAACAGCGGTAATTACCAATGGCGTCATAACAGCAATTAATGTACTTCCAAGTGGTCAAGGTAGCAACATTTTAGTGGCTGCTGATATTAAAGTTGTTATTAATAGTGGTTCTGGTGCTGGTTTTACATACACTCCAAATATTGTAAATGGAAAGTTGACCAGCGTAACAGTGATCACAGGTGGTAGTTCTTATAGTGCTAACTCAACAGTGACAATTATTGATCCGTATTGGACTGATGCAGATTCATCAGATGTAACTGTTGGCTTTTTGGCACCAGTTACTTTAACTGTAAACCGAATTGGAGTCATTGATAAAATCAATGTCTTAGATGGCGGAAGTGGCTATACTACAAGTTCAATCATTACAATCACCGATTCAACTAGATCCACTGCATTGTTGCCTGCAGTCGCAACAGTCACTGCCACAGCTGGTGGTGCAATCAACAGCGTTGTAATTACAAACTCAAGTGCTGTATTTGATCAGATACCAACGCTGACAGTCACAAGCCAAGCAGGCTCTGGTGCTGAGATTACTGCATCAGTTACATCATATTGGAAATTAAAAACAACTGGTTATGGATGGAACATTCTACAAACATTCAGTCCAATGTATGTTGAAGAAACTTGTCCAAATGCATTAGACACCTCTGCAAATGAAAGCAAGGTTACTTTTGCTGATCCGCATGGATTACGAGCACAAGACTATATTGTAATGGTTGGAAACAATGACGGAAACTATGACAAAGTTCATAAGGTATTAAAAGTTGTTGACGATTACAACATCTTAATTCCAGCAAGAAGTAGCTCAGACCAAATTGTTTATAATACTGTTGCATTCAAACTGGCTCCGGTTAAATTTGAGACCATTGCTGAATACAATCAAAGTAAAACGACTCAAGCATGGCTAAAGGGCATGAGAGCATACATTGACAATACTGGTCAAGGATCTGTGCCATACAACAACAAGTTCACAGTAATTGTGTATGGCGCAACAGCAAACGATGACTTGGTGATTGAAAGTGAAGCTCGTATGACTGATCCATATGCTATACATAAGGTACAGATACTCGACGAAAAAACTGAAAATATACTTGGTACATTAGAAGTGTACGATCCGTTTAAAGGTGCCAGCATCAATGAGATGGCACAATATATTAACCACCGCCAACCAGTTGATCCAGCATCATATAATGTTGATGAACTTGGGGTGTTGAATAAATTTATTACCATGTCATGGGGTAAACAAGACATTGGAAAAACTTGGTGGGATACCAGCAGAGTTCGATACATTGAATATGAACAAGGCTCATTGAGTTATCGTGCAACCAATTGGGGCAAGCAGTTTGCCGACAGTGAAGTCGTAATTTACGAATGGGTTAGTTCAGTGGAAGAACCAACAATAGATACTCCTGGCCTACGACTAGATGACAGCAGTGGCATAGAACAATTACGATATTCAATCATTGAAGAGCCACAACCAAACGGTGGCAAAATTGCAACATATTACTACTGGCAACGAGGCGTAGCCAAACTGCCAACAAACATGGATCGACCATACACCTCTGCATCAATTGAATTTGTTTTAAATGATCCAGATGCCAATGGCATTGCATGGATGAGTCCAATACAAGTAACATATGATGCAACTGGTGCAACATCGGCCAGTATCATGATTGCAAACATCAGTAAATTCTTTAGCGGTCGAGACAAAGTAATTCTAAGAATTGAACAGAATAAGAAACCAGAACAAAAACACAATACTGGTATACTGTTAACAGAAGGAATGGCAGGCAGTGTGATTCCAGATTATCCAGTGACCAGATTGCGTGACAGTTTGGTTGGATATGACAATTACAGAATGTTGCATGATGTAAGACAATTTGTTGTTGGACAAAGCTATGCGCCTGGCGAACTAATCACAACAATAGATCCTACCAGCATAGATTTTACATACACTAATGCATACGGTGGACTTGATATTCCAGTGCTACCAACAATCAATGCCAACAGAGAAGAAGTTCAATTTGTCTGGCAGGATGATGGATCTGCATCGTTTGGAGTATTCCGAGTGACTCGAGGCTTCAGCAATGCAACATCATTTGATAGTATTGTTAATAACCTTGCAAGATTTCAAACAGCATTGGTAAAAAATGTGCTGGAAGAAAACAAATACTATGCAGTTATTGTCAAGTCTAGACAAGTTCCGGATATCAATTTACATCCGTTGAGAAGATACGGCAATGAATATAGTCCGTTGCCACAAAGCTGGTATAAGAATTTGCAAGATGCCCGTAGAACTTTTGTTGATGTTGTCAATGATAAATTGGCACAAGTGAATGCTGTTGATAAATTTGAATGGGACAAATATCTAAGAATTTGGCAACCATTGCTTGGATCAAAAGCACTGGATGTAACTCAATACTGGTACTATGTAGATTACAAAGTAGATGATTATTCTCCGGGCAACGAAGAAATTAGAATTCGTTCGTTTACAGAATTGCTAAACTATGTGAATCCAACAAAGTTTGCCTTGGTTGACAGCGATAACAATATTCAATCTGTTTATAGAGTTGACAATTTAGATACCAATCAGTTTACTCTATTGTACAAGAAGAATGGTACTATACAATTCTATCCAATTTGGCGTACCAGCGGATGGGATGTCAAAGAGTGGGATGGTTATCCATGGGACGAAGGATTCACTGATATTTTTGCAATAATACTAAAAGCTCTCAGAGAAAATATCTTTGTTGGCGATGCTGTTGGTTATTTCAATCTGGTGTTCTTTGCAACGGTCAAAGAAGCATTGGTACAAGATCCATTGGCAGATTGGATATTTAAAACTACCTATCTGACCTTTGACTCAACCAGCAACAATGACCTGGCACAAGTACCAATTTACTATGACAAGAAAGATACGCTGATTAAAAAATACATCACTGAAGTTAAACCTTTCCACAGTGAAATGTTAGATCGCGGCACAGTCAATAAGTCATTGCAACAAGTGGCAGTTACTTTAGATGAAAACCTAGAGTTAACAATAGTAGAAAAGAACATCATTGGTGTTGAGCCTGGCTATATTCGACAGATTGATCGTAGACGAAATGGTACTCCGGAGCCAGTCATCACATACGATAAACTATCAACCGAGGATCTCCGTCCATTATTGATAAACATTACAACGATTACACAAGTATTAGTTGATGAAGATTAAAGCGGGTTATAAAAAAATAACTAAATATTGATATGAATATACAAGAGTTACCAATCAGCATAGAAACTTTTATTACGATAAAAGACTTAAACACCGGTAAGATTCTGGTAGAAGGCTCAAATGCTATCCACCAGGAAAATATGAGTGTGGCGCTGTCGCTTGCATTGGCAAGAAGTGCCGGATCATTTATCAGTGAAATGCACTTTGGTTGTGGAGCCGCCATCATTGCAACAGATGGCACAGTAACTTATAGAAAACCAAATATTGTTGGTATAGGTGCAGATTTGTACACTCCAACTTATTTCAGGGTAGTTGACGACAGTGATATCAATAGAATGGAAGAATCATCTGATGGTGTAGTTATTCAGCACAATGTTGGATCAAATTATTCTGATACAATTGTAACTGCTACGCTTGCAAATGATGAACCATTGGCAGTAGATAGCACATATAACACATTTGATTCAACAAGTTCAAGCTTGGATGCAACCACAATATACGATGGCGAATTTGAGTTCAATGAAATAGGTTTAAAGACCAAAGGGGACACTGGATTAAATTCAGGTACCTTGCTTTCGCATTTTATCTTTCACCCGGTGCAAAAAAATGCAGACCAAACAATTCAAATTGTTTACACCCTCAGAGTCAGGGCTGGTTAATGGATAAAACTAAATAGCATAATGGCAAATTAGCCAAAAGGATAAAAGAAATGGCATACAATGTAACTAAAAGTGACGAAATGACACCACTGGTAACGCTACTAGACGGTGAAATTGACACTACATCAACTGACCTAGTATTACTTGGTAAAAACTACCTGGGATACGGTGAAATTATTGCTGAAAACTTTGCCCGCCATATTGAAAACTTTGCAGGTAAAGCAAGAGGCGAGTTAAATTCGCTCAACGGTCAACTATACTTCAACAGGGACCCTGCAATGACACTGGCAGTTCCAATGTTGACAGGAACTCTTCCACCAACATTACAATTGCATGTTGGTCCAGACTATCGCAACCGTCCAGAAGATTGGATGAACATCACAGCATTTAGCGATGGCAACGGAATTTTTGAAGTAGATATTAAAGATGCAATTCCAAATACACCGCCCCACAAGTGTATAAAGATTATGGTTAAGAATGTGTTAGTTGCAATTTTAAGTGTAGATGCAGATTTTGTTCCAGCCAGCACTGAAGGACTAGCTGTATTTTGCGGCGGAACTGTTGGCTCTCCCAATGTAGACGACGGTGACTACAACGATGCAGGAACAATTGGTCGCGGATTGAACTTGAATTCAAGTCAGGACTTTAAAATTCGCGGCGTTGCAGTNGAAGCTGAGTTTGCTGACGTTGCAGAAATTTATGTTGGCGATGCAACTTATGAAGCTGGTACTTTAGTAAGCCTAGGTGGCGAAGCAGAAGTTACACAAACCACCAGCATTGCTGATACCAATGTGTTTGGTATTGTTTCATCGCGTCCTGCTTACTTGATGAATACTAGAAAGAAGAATGCTAAAAATGCATTGGCCATTGCTGTGGCTGGTCGTATTCCAGTAAAAGTCAAAGGCAAAGTAAATCGCGGCGACAGATTGACTGCTAGTGATGTTCCGGGTGTTGCACAAGCGGCATCAGTTGACTCTCCAGCATGGAGCATAGTTGGTCGCAGTTTGGCTAATTTTGATGGCGCAGGAATTGGTAAAGTTGAAGCAACAGTTGGAGTAAGATAATGTCAGTCAGCCGCAAAGATAAAATCACAGCGGATTACATTAACTCACTTACAGAATCTGTAAACGAGTTATTTGGTGATACGCATGATAATCAAGGTCCAAGCAATGACGCATCGGTACAAGATGCAATCCGTTGGGGCTGGGGCGGCCAAAATGTTGACAATGTACAACGCGGTGAAAAAATTACCGCAGATAAGACAAATGAAATTGTTGATCGCATCAACATCAGCACCTTAAGAACAAACAGCAGTGACATTGAATTAGTGGTTGTTGCTCGTGGAGAGAAAGTCACAGCTGACTTTTTTAATTCAGCCGAGTCATTATTAAATGGTGCCCGCAACTTGCGTAATGCAGTTGATCCAGCATATACTACCATCAGTTCATTGGGAACATATTCAAAAGATATCAATTGGTCCAACCAGTTAGACAGCATCGTTGAGTTAGATTTTAGCGGTTATGAAAGTGCTCGGCACTTTTTTAATGCCGGCGGCGATATCCGTGTAGCATACAGTATTACAGGTGGATATGGTTGTGGTTACCATACATGGAGAACCATATTCATTGATATGGGCACTATTAAAATTAATGTTGAAGATACTGCAAGTTTGAATAATCGAGGAATTAGCCAGACTCTGGGCTTTAGTGAATTAACATCTAATGAAAAATTACTCTACACTAGCCCTGCCGGCGGTGGCGGCGGAGGTTATGGTGGTTATGGTGGTTATGGTGGTTATGGTGGTTATGGAGGCTATGGCGGATATGGCGGCTATGGCGGATATGGCGGCTAT